TTCAAAATGGAAATTCTGGAGCTTCTAGTAGTACAATAGGTATTTTTGGTCAAGGTTCTGCAATTAATATGGATAAGATTGTAATACCCTCTCAGGGTAATGCAATAGATTATGGTGATTTGTCTGTATCTCGTAATAATGTTTCTGCAATGTCAAATTCTCATAGAGCCATATTTGCTGGTGGTAATAATTCAAGTGCTTCTGATGTTATGGATTTTGTTCAAATTAACGTTGGAGGAACAGCAACTGATTTTGGAGATTTAGCAACTGGTGTAAATAGACATATGGGTGGATCACAAGCTCACGGTGGTTTAAATGACGGGTATCAAGGAACGAGACCAGCACCTATAGGAAATACAGGGAGAGCATTATTTGGTGGGGGTTATGTACCTGGAGAATCTGATACCATACAAGAAATACATATTCCAACTTTAGGAAACGCTAGTGATTTTGGAAACCTTACAACATCAAATGCTCTTGCTTACCGTGGAGGCTCTTCTAGCACTCGTGCACTTAAAGCTGGAGGATACGATGGTGGAAATACAGATTTAGTAGAATCAATAGAATTTGCCTCAAGAGGTAATGCCGCTGATTTTGGTAATTTATCAAGTGCAAGAACACAGCCAGCAACAACTTCATCTAGTACAAGAGCAATAACAATTGGTGGAAGTAACGCAAATACCATAGACTATTTTACAATAGCTTCAGCAGGTAATGCAACTGATTTTGGAGATTCTACGACAACTAAAAGAAACATGTGTGGACCTGTATCAAATGGCACAAGAGGAACTATTGGAGGTGGTAATGATGGATCTGCAAGGACTAATATTATAGATTATGTAACTATTGCTTCAACTGGAGACGCTACAGATTTTGGAGATTTAACACAAGCTAGAACACGAGTAGGTGCTTGTGAAAGTGCTACAAGAGGTGTTTGGATGGGAGGTCTTGATGGTGACAGTACTTTTAATATTATGGATTATGTTACTATGGCATCTACTGGAGACGCTACAGATTTTGGAGATCTAACTGCTGTTAGAAGAGATGTGGCAGGTGCCTCTTCACCTACAAGAGGAATAGGAGCCGCTGGGAAAACCCCAAGTAATACTAATATTATAGAATATATTACTATTGCATCAACAGGAAATGCTGCAGATTTTGGTGATATGTTATCAGCAATGTATGGAACCTCTAGTCATTCTGATTCTCATGGAGGATTACAAGGATAATGGCTGTTTGGGATATTAAAGAACGATATAAATTAAATAGAGATTTTAGTGTCACTGGTGTGGCTTCAAAATGCATGTGGGGCGGAGGAAATACAGGTTCAACAACAAATGTAATTGATGAAGTTAATCCAGTTACAACAGGAGATGCAACTGATTTTGGAGATTTAATAGCTGCTCGTCAATACCTGGGTGGTGCAGGTAATAAAATTAAAGGTATTTTTGGTGGTGGTGATGGAGTATCAAATGTAATACAATCTTTTAATTTTAATTCTAAAGGAAATTGTAGTGATTTTGGTAACTTAACTCAAGCTAGACAAGGTGTTGCGGCTTGTGGTAATGAACTTACAGCAGTATTTGGTGGTGGGGATAGTCACCCATCTTATTATAATGTAATAGATCAAGTTTTTTATGCAACGACAGGTAATGCAATAGATTTTGGAGATTTACAAGCTGGTGAAAGTTTTATAGCAGCATCTTCTAGTCCAACAAGAGGTGTATGGTTTGGTGGTAATGATGGTTCAGATGCAGATGCAACGGCACATTTTATAACATTTGCATCAAAAGGTAATGCTTCAGACTTTGGCGATATGTCAGCTGCAAAAAATCAAAATACTGCTTCTGGTAATAATACTAAAGCTGTAATTACAAATGGACAAACAACATTGGGAAATGGTTCGTACGAAGAGTGTGTAATTGCAACAACAGGAAGTTTTACTGATTATGATGACTTAACTGTTGGAAGATTTTTTGAACAAGGTGCTAGTAATCAAATAAAAGGTTTACATGGAGGTGGTGCTAATCCAAGTGTTTCAAACATAATTGATTTTACAATTTTTTCTACAAGCGGTGATTTTACAGATTTTGGAGATCTAAGTGTTGCTAGAAAATCTACAAGCGGTATTGGTAATGACGAAGGTGGAATAGGAGATGATAATTTAATACAACGTCCATCCGTAACCTATATGCCTGGATCAGGGAGAATGGTTTTTGGTGGAGAATATACTCCTAGCACATCAAATTTAATGCAATATATTAACATAAAAACTTTAGGTAATGCTGTTGATTTTGGAAATTTACAAGGAGCTAAATATAATTTACTTCCAATGAGTAGTAGTATAAGAGGATTATTTGGTGGAGGATATCCCGTATCAAACATAATAGATTATATTACAATTGCTTCAACAGGAAATGCAGCTGACTTTGGAAATTTAACTGAAAGTAAAAATAAAGGAGGTGGTTTAGCAAGTCAAACAAGAGGTGTTTCAGCGGGAGGGGTAAATCCAAGTGCAAGCGATGTCATGGATTATGTAACAATAGCCACTGTTGGTAATGCCACAGACTTTGGAGATCAAACTGTAGGACGTATGGGACTAACAGGCACTGCTTCTACAACAAGAGGAGTTTTCGCTGGAGGTAAAGTATCAGACAAATCTAACGTAATAGATTATATAACAATAGCTTCAACAGGTGATGCTGCTGATTTTGGTGACTTGGCTTCCGCTACTGCGGGTTTAGGAGGAACAGGAAGTGGGACTAGAGGAATATTTGGAGGAGGATATACTCCGACTAATATAAATGTGATTCAGTATATAACTATTGATACAACAGGTAATACAACTGATTTTGGAGACTTAACTGTTGCAAGGCAGTCAAAAGCCGCTGCTTCAGAACGTATTAGAGGTGTATTTGGTGGTGGTAGAGAACCAGACAAATCTAATGTAATAGATTATATTACCATTGCTTCAACAGGTAATGCTGCTGATTTTGGTGATTTGATAAATGAAGCTGGAAGAGTAGTAGCATTAAGTGATGCTCATGGTGGAATTTAAATAATTCTCATAGTGGACTTCAAGCATAAAATGTAGTATAATCCTATATATGAAAGAAGAATTATTACAATTATTTCCAACGCCTTTATTTATTACAAAATATGAAAGTGATTTAAGTAAAGAAATAAAGTACGTAGACAATTTACCTTATAAAGAACAAAAACAAAATGCTAACTTTAAATCTCAAGATAGTTATTTAATGGAGATAGAAGAATTAAAAAATATTAAAAACTTTTTTTATGAAAGTTTAAATAAATTTACTAAAAATATTTCACAGTCAGAGCAAAGATTAGTTATTACTCAATGCTGGGCTAATAAAAATCCACCAGGATCAAAGCATCATGAACACGTGCATCCTAATAGTATTTTAAGTGGAGTCTTTTATTTAAGACAAGATAAAACATTACCACCTATACAATTTGCTAAATCAGTACAAGCTGCTATGAAATTAGATCCTAAGAAATATAATAATTTAAACTCAGAAACATTTTTATTACCTTGTGAAACAGGGGAATTATTATTATTTCCATCAGATTTAAAACATAGTGTACCAACAAATATGGGAAAAGAATCAAGATTAAGTTTATCTTTTAATACGTTTAGTGTTGATACATTAGGATCAGAAAACTCCTTAACTCATTTAGATATAAGGAGAATAATGAATGAACACAATTGAAGATTATATTATAGTTGTTAATTCTATACCTAAAGAATTATGTAAAGAATTAATAGATGAATGCAACAAAAAAGAATGGAAAAAACACACTTGGAATAATTATGCTTCAGGTACGTTTTCATCTGAATCAGAAAAAGAATTAGATGTAATGTCTTGTACTAAAGAACAACAGGATAAAATTACACCATATTTAATTAAAGCATTAGAGGAGTATCAAGTTAGATGTTCTACGCCAGGACAAAAAACTAGTCCTCCATGGCTAACAAAATTTTCACCCATACGATTTAATAAGTATGAAATAGGAAATACTATGAGAGAACATTATGATCATATACATAGTATATTTGATGGTAAGATGAAGGGAGTTCCTATAGTATCTATTGTAGCAAATTTAAATAAAGATTATAAAGGTGGAGAATTTATGTGTAGAGATAAAAAAATTAATTTAAAAACAGGAGATATATTAATGTTTCCATCAAATTTTATGTACCCTCATGAAGTAAAAGAAACAACAGAAGGTACTAGATACAGCTTTGTTAGCTGGGCATTTTAATGGCACGTGTTAATTTTAAGAATTTTACACCTAGACCAAAACCAAGAAAAAGACCAAAGAGACATAAAAAAAGATTAAACAAATCAGAAAAACGAAACAAAAAAAAGAAATATAGAGGACAAGGAAGATAATTATGGCAACAACAAATTTACCTACAGGTGCACTGGCTCCTGCTCAAACAGAGCAAGTGGGAAGTAAGAAAGCTGTTAGTTTAATTGATTCGCTATTAAGTACTCCAAGTTTACCTCAAGGTACAACGATAACTCCACAGGCACAAAATGTGCAAACTAATGAGTTGTTATCTACAGCAGGTGTAACTGGAACTTTAGCGGCACAAGCAGGAACTGCAGCAGCTCCTACAGCTACAGCAGCAACTGCACCTACTACTACTGGAGTAGGAACACTAACACCACAAACAGCTGCAAGTTATACAGGGCAAGTAGTTGGTACAGCACCAACAATGACTGCTGCAACAGGATCAGTAACAGCACCTATGACTGCTGCTCAACAGGCAATAAGTAGTTTAGATCCTAGAGCTACAGTACAAGGTCAATTAGAAAATATATCAACTGATATTGAAACTTCATTAGCACAAGGAACACCTTTACCTGCATTTGCTAGAGGGGCTGCTGAAGCTGCCAAAGCAACGATGCAAGCTAGAGGATTAGGTTCTTCTACAATGTTAGCTGAAGCATTAGCCGAGGGTATTCTTAAATCTTCCGTACCTATAGCTGCTGCAGATGCACAAACATATAAAGAAGTTATATTTCAAAATTTAGCAAATAACCAACAAGCTGCTGTTGTTAATGCACAATCATATCTACAAATGGATATGGCTAATTTATCAAATAATCAGCAAGCTAATTTACAAAATCTTCATGCTAGACAACAAACATTATTAAGTGATAATGCTGCTAGAAATGCTGCTTTACAATTTAATGCAACTAGTCAAAATCAAGTAAATCAATTTTATGATTCATTAAATACTAATTTACAAACACAGAATGCTCAACGTGCTGATGCAATGGCACAGTATACTAATGCTGAAGCAAATAAAGTTGCAGCATTAAATGCTAAAAATGCTACAGCTGTAGCTGATGCTAATGCCCAAAGAGAAACAGCCATTAGCCAATTTAATAAAACATTAGAAGATGCAAGAGCTAGATTTAATGTAGAGAATCAAAGAGTTATTGATCAATCTAATGCAGTATGGAGACGTTCAATTAATACAGCTAACACAACAGCTGTTAATGCTGCAAATGAAACTAATGCTATGAATCTTTTAAATTTATCTAACTTTGCAATGTCAGGACTATGGCAACAATGGAGAGACGAAGCTTCATGGGTACAAACATCTTCTCAGAATACAGATAATAGAGATCATAATATGGCTATTGCTGCTCTTGAAAGAACTACTTCTTTTGATTTACAAAACAGTGCACAAAAAGCTGCACTCTATGCTTTGCTTGGACAATTTGGTATGGAAGCATTTGCAAATTTATAATAGGAGAATAAATGATAACAGATACAATAAAACATATTT